TAAGCTTTCACTCCAGCCTTTGTCATTCCAGCACCTTTTTTAGTAGGTCTGTAATTTTTTTTATTTCTTGAAATTGCTCTTGGCATTTTACTATTGCCTGGCGGAGTATTTCATCCGCCAAACAAAATTAGTTATTAGTCAATAACGTAGAACATTTGAAGTTGGATAGTACCAGTTCCATTAGCACCAGCTAATGTTACAGTTACTGGCAGTCCATCTTTGTCTGCATCTACTACTGAGTTTTTTCCTAAAGCGATCGTATCAAGTACGTCTGCACTACCAGCTGATGCTGATGAAGCCGCAGCTTTATACTCATCTACATCAACAGCTTGAGTAGTTCCGTCTGCTTTTGTGTGAGCAGCGTAACCAACTGAGATAGTTGTACTTGAACCTAAAGCGTCATAACTAACAGCACCAGATAGTAATCTTGCACCATTTGGTATTGTAAACATAGTGATAGTGTCTTGTTCTGCAGATGCTTCGTATTCAGCAAATGCAGCTCTTACTCTACCGCTTAGTTCGTTAGTTTTGATCTTCTCAGAAGGAACACTTACAGTTTTCGCATATTGTATCGAATTTGCCATGATATATTACCTCCTAAAATTACGCTTCGTGCGCTTCGATTGTTACAACTTTATCTTCTTCCATTCTAGTAGCACCTAGACTTTGACATACATAAACTTGATGAGCATAACCTTTGTCAGCTCTCTCATCTATTCTAGTCATTAAGTCTTGACCGATAGCCATCTTACATCCGTCCATTGCCCAAACTAGGCAAAGTCTTTTAGATGAAGCAGATGTTAGTCTGTTAGAAACGATAAAATTGAAGCCTAAGAATGAATTAACTTCTCCATTCGCTAAACTTTTTACAGTATTGAAATCACTAGATGTAACTTCTGTAGTTCCTAACAAATCAGTAATTTGTTTTGGAGATACAGCTATGTATCTAGGAATACTTGGATCAACTGAAGAAGCATCTAAAATCTCTTTTGCAGATCTTAGTTTTGCAATAGTTAAACCATCAGTACCAGCTTCAGTTATCTTTTGGCTTGAAGGAAGAACTGTAGATGTACTACCAGTTTCTCCTGTGAAAGCTGTTCCAGATAACGCAGCTATGATTTCATCATCTTGCGCTCTACCTAATGCGTAAGCAGCAGCAGTAGCGTAAGCTGAAGTTGGATCTATTAAAGTTCTGATCTTATCTTGATTGTCAATTAAGTCAGAATATTCATAGTCCACAAGACTAACTCTACGTCTTGCGTGTGGTGTGTCCATTCTGGGTGTATCTGCATGGCGAGTTAATCTCTTAACAGCAGAAGCTACTCCGACTTGATCGAAGAAAGCATTTTTACCCACAACAGTTTCAACATCAACAGCAGATCTCAATAGAGAGCCTTTTTGTTGTGATAGCATTTGTACATTGTTTGAATACTGCTGTACAAAAGCTGTAGTAATTTGATTTGACATAGTCAAACCTCCTTAGTTGTTGGTTAATGTTAATCGACTTGGTTGTCTCCGATTGGAGGTCGCATCTGTGAATTTTAAGACTTCACTTTGTCTTTTTTTCTAACGGTCTTTTCAGATTGTCGTTTAGAATTTTTTATTACCCAGTCATAATAATTATCAGCTATTGGCAGAGGATCTCTACGATCATTCTCTGGCCCGAACTCAGTAGCTAGTCTTAGGCATTCTAGTCTAACTTCCGTATCTGTAATTATTTCGCCTGGTTCAAATCTATCATTAGCCATTTAATAACTCTCTTAATTTAAAGACTTCTTGAACAGCTTTTTGATGATTTGGATGAGTTTTAATCCAATATGGAGAACCTTCTTCAGTTAATGAATTGATCTCTTTTTCGATCTCATTAGCTGTCATATAAGAAGAGCTATCTCCTTTAACTACTTCATCTTCAGATAATTTTTCTGCAAGATTTGAAAAAGCTTTAACCACATTAAGATTATCTCCAAGTCTTGATCCATCTGCTAGTAAAGTATTTTCTAAAAAATCATTACCTAATGTTGAGGATGCAAGTCTTTTAGCTTGATCTAATCGTTTTGTATATTGAGGACCAAACTCTCTTTTAAGTTCATTCTCAGTATGTAATCTAGTTTCAGCTGCTTTCTCTTCATTTTGAATAGCATTACCTTCTGCAAAATCATTATAGTATTTAATTAAGCTTTCAGCTTGTTGTGGTAACAAACCAAGTCTATGAGCTTCTACATTAAATGATGCTACTAGATCTTTATCTAACTCTCCTTCCTTAAAACTATATTTATAATCTTCAGGCTTTTCAGGAGCGCCAAGTTTTGTAAATACTGCTTTCCAATCATCCTCCGTTGCAAATTTATTAGGTACTGGAATTTTATCTGCACCTACTATCTTCTGCGCTGAGAGATATGATTTAACAAAGTCGTTCATGTCTTTAAAATTAGATAAAGACTTTTCTCCTCTGTACTCTTCAGGAATTAAATCCTGAAAATTATTTTGTGTTTGTTCTCCAGATAATACTGAAGTTTGCGATTGATCCGTTGTATTTTCAACTATCGGATCAGATTGAGCTGGTTGCTCAGTTGTCTGATTGTCCATTAAGTTACTCCTTATGAGGTTTAATCATCGCTTTTATAAAAATCAAAGTTGATCTTTGACCTTCTAGAAAAGCAGTTTCGTGACTGTTATCTTTTGAGAACGTAGTCACAAACTCATGACATCTTTTTTCGAGGTCATTCAAAACTCTTTGTCCTTGTTCGGAACTGAAAGTTATTTTGTAATCGTTTTTTAATTCTTTTAATTTTTTATTCGGATCCATTTAGAACTTCTTTAGCTAACGGTGCAGCATTCTTAGCCATCTGACTTTCAGCCATTTGTTGCTGCATTTGCATTTGCATTTGTTGCGCTTCTTGTCGTTCCATCCTTATTGCTTCTACTTGTTTGTCACTCTTAATCATTCTTGCTGGTAAACCTAAAGTTTGAATTAATTGTTTAACTAAACCATTCTCATCAATGTAATCCATGACTGGCATTGATTGAGCAAGTGAACCAAATAACTCTAAACCTCTCATCACATTTTGTAACTCTTGACCTTTTTGAGCTATTGCCATTGGAGATACATATTCAATATCAATCTCTTGATTAGCAAGAATAGCTGGAGCTTCAGCAAATAGCCTATTTCTAAGCATAATTAAAAATACTCTATTGATCATTGGCTCAAGTAATTCGCTTTGTATTCTTCCCATTACAGGACCTAAGATCCTCATTTTTTCTTCGTTTCTTTGTAGAACTTCTGTTGCAGTCATAGTTCTATTAGATTGAACTTGTAACTGATCAACATGAAACATTTTTGCTATTGCTTCTCTTCTTTGATTTTCAGCATTTAAAGTTGATGCTGTATTCTGTCCAATATTTAAAGGTTCAATTCGATCTCTTGATCCACTTCTATAATAATTCAGACTTCCAGGTGTCATTCTAACTGGAGCCAACATACTATCATCTGGTACTAGCAAAGGTGGATCGATCATTTTTGCTGCAGCTTTTAATCCGTGTTCGACCATCTTATTAAGGACCTTGCAGTCGGAAAGTGCTGACATCGCTGGAGATCTTCCATAAATCTCTGTTGATGATTTTAAATATCTACTTACCACATAAGGATTTTCATTAAATCCACCTATAGAAATTATGTGATCTGTTCCATGCTCAAAGTAAACACTTTGAAACTTCATATTCTTTTTATCTTTTTTAGAACTGTCGTAATTAAATCTAGGTCTTACAACATGACAAATTTCAACTTCGTCATAAGGATTAGTTTTATGAGTTGTGTTTACTTCTCTAGATAAATTTTCTGCACCAAATTTTTGCATTGCTTGGTCTGCAGTAAGTTTAAATTTTCTATAAACATTATCTATTAAACCTTTTTTATTTTCTTCAACATAAATTTCTTTTATGTGTCTTGCTGAAAATCTAATTATATCTTCTTCATCTTCTTCAACCATTAAGCAAGAAGTTCCAAAAGCAATTAAATCATGATAGTTTTCAAAGATCTCTTGTTGAAAGTTAGATCTTGCAAAACCTAAATACATTTTATCGATACTGTCCTCAAGCCATTCTCTAGCTTCATCATTTTCGTTCAATGCTGCTTCTTTAAATCTTAAAGAAAACCATCTGTTCGCAGATGAAGTAAGCATTCCATGTAATGAAGCGGCTAATAATTCTAAAGAATGTATTGCAGTAGCATCAAAGATTTGGGTAGATCTTTTATCTCCTCTAGATCTTTCTTTAGTAATCTCTGCTTTTCTTGGAAGCATAAGATCTGCTATTTCTTGCCAATGGCTTTCCCAAGTAGATCTCTTCTCCATCAAACGTGAAAGATTACTTTTCAGTTCTGAAGCTAATTTTCTAAGCTCTTGTGATTGCATTTATTTTTTTCTTTTTCTTTTAGCTTTATTCTTTTTGCTATTTGGAAAACCAGCTTTCATATTTTTGTATGCTTTGGCTGATATAGTGGATTTCTTTTTAGATCTTGAAGTTCCAGCCTTTTTTCTTTTATTTATATTTCTGTAAAGGCTCATAATTTATCCTCCTAATAAGGTTTTTTTGCCAAGTGTTACTTTTGATGTATCTCCAGTAACTGAAGTTAAAACCGTTCTTTTTCTGCCTTTTCTTTTATTTC